TATACGGCGACAGTCGGATCGTCAGAGTCCAAACCCTGATCCGCAAGTGCAGATACATCATACTCTTCCGGTGCTTTATGTTTTCCGGCTTTAAACTTTTTCTCAAGCTCCGCATAACTCTTTGCCAGCTTCTCAACATCTGGACCATCCTCATCCCAAAACTTTTCTGGATAATAGTCTGGCCGCTCTAGGGCTTCATCATCCTCACTAGCGGCAACAGGCTCCCCCTGCGGCTCCTCATGTACTGCAACAGGCGCATCCTCTTGTGGAGCATCCGGTTCTGCTACGTTAATCATTGGGGCGTCAGCCTCCACTTGTTCTGCCATTGCTTCAGCCATTGTTTGACCTTTCTATTCTTTTCTCAATCATGCGAACCATCTCGGCCATGCCTGTCCTAACATAGCCGAAACTCGCATCTTCTCCTGGAAACCAAGTCGGTTGCTCAATAGTAACACTGCGCAAGTGACTTAGAACACGTTGCCCCTCTGTGCTTTTGAACACCTTGCCGTATAGAACATCTATATCAGCAGCCTTGGGGCTGTCGGTCTTCGCTTGGGTTAAACCTTCCCACCCATCGGGTGAACTCATTGCATAGCCTCCATCGTTGCTCCACCATCATCAGCAGTCGGCGGCCCTTGTTCGGCCATTGCTTGCGCCTGCATCTGTTGCATCATCATTTCTTGCTCTTCCGGTGTGGTCAGCAAGTCCTGTTTGATGTTCATCTTATCGGCAATGAATGCTGTGATCCTTGGGATCGAGAGAGCCATCTGACCCTGTGGGCCTAGAGAATTGGCAATCTGCATAAACTGCACGATATCATTTACCTCTTGAAGCTTCTGAGCCTGTGCCAAAGGAGCCACCGGCGTTACCTTAACCTCAACGCCATTAACCTTGAGTGGCAAATCGATATAACCAGCCTGATCCATCACATAGAGAATGCGCGACACCAGAGGAACCATCGTCTCATCGATCAACCGGCCAAAGGCAGAGCCAAGGTTAGACGCCAGCTCACGGGATCTCTCAGCGATCTCAGTAGCAGACCGGGCCGACATATTGTCCGGCGGCAGGGTATCATCCATCAAGACCTTCTTAATGTTCATGCGAAGATCGTTCATTACAATCTGACTTGTATTGAAGTCACCGGCACGGGGCAGAGGAGACAGAGATGGACCCTGTGCGCCACCATTCCGGGCAACGCCAATGATTGCACCAGGTTGGATCTTGACGTTCTGTGGATTGAGAACCCCATCGTCAGCGGCAGTATATACGCCGGAGATAGACAGAGATGCGTTCTTGAGAACTAGCTCGACAGTCTTATTAAGCGTCTTGATGTCGGCAATAGCTGTAACCAATGGGCCACGGCCATATATCTCACCGGCAACCTTCATGTACCGAGCCACGATAAACGGAGAAGACTTCATAGTGCGATATACAAGCTCTTGCTGCTTGGCAGGCCAGATAACATGGTAGCAGTAAACACCCGTCTCGTAGTCATAAACCACAGCATCCATCAGATCGATCTCTTTGGAAGGGGATCGTGATATCGCATCAGCCAGCTCTGGCGTGATTTCTGCGTCTGGATACTCTTGCGGTATCGCTTCCGCCTTCATGCGGATCTTGCGGTAGACGTTATCTACGTTTCCGAATGAACCTTCCTCAATAGAAACTAGGTACTGAGGGATCGGCGTGAAGCGGATAGGTGTAGCCTCATCACCTGGAGTCACCATCATAACGGCAGTGCCAACGCAGAGATCTAACAAGAACTCACCCATAGCAAGATCAAAGTTAGTCTGGCGCATAACCTCAAACATACGGGTTGTGTATGCGTCAAGTGCAGCCTGTGCCTGTGGCGTCTGTGCTTCTGGAATGCCGCTACCCGTCTCTAAACGACACCATTGCTTCTGAGGGGGGAACAAGCCAGCCTGGATGCGGTTAGCAAAGCGCTGTGTCGCAGAGATCGCTGTGGAGTCGAACACACGCCCCATCTTGCGCTGACCGGCTGTGCCTCCCTCATAGTTGCCATCGTACAAATTGCGCTGCGGTAGAGCGAACTCATAGCAATCCTCATAGATAGTGCGCCATTGATCCTTCCGGGATTGGGCCTTGGCCTCACGCTCCATCAGATCTCTTACGTTTAGCCGAGCCATTTACTTATCCTTTTTTGTGACGATTGGCGAAGTTACGCGCCGCATCAACAGATCCAAAGCCCCATGCTTTTAGAGCCAGTGCCTTGCGGGTGGGTTCACCCTTTTCATTCTTCATCGGACCCTTCATCCCGGCGAACCTAGCAGCAAAGCTTACGCGCCGAGGATTAGTTCCTGTCTTGACGGGAGCCTTTAGATTGCCCCCATCCTTACGCTCAAAGTGCTTACGGCCAGCCTCATTAAGACCGCCCTTTGGGTTTTGATGGGCCTTCTTTACCATAGCTTACTTCTTAGCTTTAGGCTTGGCTTTTGCTTTAGCCTTTGGTTTTTCTACCCAAGCTTCATTCTCAGGCGTGTTAGGATCGTCAGCAACAAAACCGCCTTTAGCATTTCGAGCGCGTACTAGCTCAACCTCTGGACGGTTTCTGTGGTGAATGCGGGGATCTGATTTTATTTGCGTCATGTTGAACCTTCCTAATCTACGAATATAAGCTTCATCTTTTTGGCCATAGTCTCAGCAGCTTCATATTTCTTGCGGCGAGATTGGCCTTTAGCCTTCTTAGCTTTTAGTTTTGCAGCAGCCCTAGCGGCCACTTGCTGCGCGACAGTAGGACCGCGAGACGCGCCGGTACTGCCTCGTCCAGCATAGCTTCCAGTGCCAGCGCTCTTATTGTTACTGCGATCATTGTTTCGCATAACGGTATTCATCATATCCCTTGAGCGATTGTCTCTTGCCGCATCACCTCGAGACCTTGGGCGCATCGCTTTAGAGTCGTTGCTTTTAGTTCCACCCGAGAGAACGTCTTTAAGAATTGCCCCAATAATCATTAGCTACCCCCGCCAAGCTTAGTGATTAGCTCTTGATCTGGACCCTCTTGACGCGCGGGAGAAAACAGAAGCCTCAAGCCACCAGAACGGCGCAACCGGCGTCTACGTTGGATCCCTTGCATCTCAGAGCGCTCAGAGGAAGTCGCACGTTCATCTGCGCGAGCGCGAGCGGAAGCCGCATCACGCTCCGCCTCAGTTTGAGCAACACTTTTTACCGGAGCTGCAGCAGGTCGAGAGCCGCCACCAAATATTCCACTCATATCAAAACCTCGCCATCATGTAGTAGTCAGACCCGTCTGGTCCGTACTTTCTCATAATACTTTCTACCTCGAAACGTAGTGCCTTGGCAAACCTAAATGCGGTATCGTTATTGGTATTTACGCAAATCTGTAGCCTTTTTATGTGGTTATTCTCTATTGCGGTATCGGTTAGTTGCTTGGATGCACGAATAACCGATATCGCATGGCGGTCTATCCCTTCACCAGGCACAAGCCACATCTCTGCAACGCCATCCCAGAACGGCCTAATTCCAAATGCAGAGACAACCTTACCTCTGCCTATGCCTGCCCAACTCATACCCTCAACCGCGTGGTCCCAAACGTAATCTAGGTAATTGGGTATCACGTTTACAAAATCACGGTTCTCTTTCTTGAGCTGTATTCGGGTCAGATGATGATATGTAAGCGGAACAATATGCTCGTCGTGGCCCATTCTCACCTGGGGTAACTGCACTAAAGCCATTAGAAGATCTCAAAGTCTGTGCTTGCGTTGAATGTTTGCCCACCCGCAAAGCTGTTTCCGTATGTACCGCGCCGCAATCTGCGCTGCTCACCGCCACCGAGCATGAGATACCCAAACGCATCCCCGCAGTGAGAATGCTCATTCTTCACCGGCGCATCCTTAAACCGGTCTTGCCCAGCGCCCATAGACACACGCTTGAAGAAATACCCACCGCTCAGAGATTTACGCAACCGCAAACATTTCTTATTGACGAGCAATCCAGGTTTGCCACTTACCAGCCGGTTCATAGGAGCCGCAGCAGCCTCACGCCTTACATTGAAAGCGTTGCTATCTGTCGGTTGTGCGCGAAACCCAATAGACTGCAAGTGATCGAAAGCGGTAACTTCATAGATCTCGTCTCGCTTGTTACCGGCAGGGTCTCCCCAGATCTGCACCTCTGCCTTGTCAAAGCTTGCAGCGATCTTGCCTAGAAGCTCTTGACCAAACCGCTCAAGCCCCATGTCAAACGTGACCAGCTCATCCAGGATCTTCCAAGATCCACCAGATGTTCTCTGCCCAAAGATAGCGGCAGGCGTCAAACCAAAGTCAACGCCGATCTGTAGAGGGTATTGTGGATCATACTGCACATCCGCAGACATCATCTCATCGTCATACTCCGGCCATACCGGCCTGCCCTCCTGGACAAACGTGTACTTGCCTTCCGCATAGCACCTGATCCAATCAGCATTCTTGCCGCCGAGAAGTTGCTCATAGTATCCATCCGGAAGATGCGCCTTGTTCTCAGCAGACGGATTAACCATCCACCACTTGCCACCGGAAAATACAAAACCATTTGCTTCCGGGTTCTCCGGTAGATCCTTGGCCCCTACCTCCAGGACGCCACCTGGTTGCCGGTGAAATGTCCACGGGAACCGCCCACCGATAGGGTTCTTCTCTGCCAGCTCATGCCACCAGTGATCCGCATCCGGCGGGTTAGTATCCATGATAATCCCGTACCAGGACGCACCACCGTCTGATTTAGTGGGGTAACGGCCAACGCGGTGAGTCAAGCCATCGATCACAGCCTTCGGAAGCTCTCTGGCTTCATTCACCCACGCACCGGTCAGCTCCAACGACAGAAGCTTGCGCACATCTTGCGGCGTAGAAAGGGCCATGAAGATAACTTCACAGTCAATACCAGGAGCATTATCTCTGCTGGGGAGTTTAAGATGGTGAGTAATAGGCGGTTGCCAGCGCATCGGACCCCAGACATCTTCCGGGAACAGCTCACCCCAGGTCTTAATCGTAGTTGTTCTAAGCTCTGGATAGGTGTTACGCACGATTACAAACCGGGAATACCGAATGCCATCACGCGGGGAAGGCTTTTGCTGCACAGCTTTTAACATAATCTCAGCCGCGCAGCCGTATGACTTGCCGGAACCAACCGGACCCATCAGGCCACGAACAAAGGATTTATCGTGAATAAACTTCCAAACAGTAGCAGACTTAGAAAAGTCTAAGTTCATGCTGGGGAGATCACTCATCGTCAGCCTCATATGTTGTGGTAATCTCTGGACCCTTCATGTTGATCCCAATGATCGAAGGCTTGTCCACGTTCTTCTCTACATCGAGTAAGCCACTAGCTTTCGCCAGGACACGCAGAACGCTCACCTTGTCAAACATCTCAATGGTTGTGCCGTACTGCCCGACAGTAACCTTCTTAATCGAAGCCAATGCCTCATCAGGGATCTCATCCATAGGCTTAATCTCACCGGTATGGATGTTGATGATATCAGTTATTCGAGCCGTACCCATTGCAATCAGCTCAGTAGCAACAGCCTCTTTGTTCTGAGCCAAAGTCTCCGACCGACCGATCCGGCGCTGCAACACACGCGCACCACCGAACCGACCAACCGGCGGGATAGGTTTTATCTTATCCTCTTTCTTTCTAGCCATTAGAACGGAATTTCATCGTCCAGCTTCTCAGCAGCCGGAGCCTGTTGCTGACGATTGCCATCATCCTCAAACAGCTTCAGCCAGACCTCACCCTCCTTATTCGGTAAAGGCAAACCCTCAAGCTTGATGCTGATCCCCTTGTCATTCTGAAAGGCAATACCGTGACGCAGCCAAACAGGCTTATCACGACCAGGTACTTCCTTCGCTTGCACAACACTAAATCGCTTACTCA